GCATTTTGATACGGGACTGCCATAATATACGGATTGGGTACCTCAGCGGTTTTATAGACTTCAGTGGCTTGGTCTTGACGTAGACTTCTGGACTTATTGACATTGCCAGAAGTCGAAGATGTAAGCACCTTTCTCAGTACCTGAGCAAGCTGCATTACCCTTCTGGATATTACTCCCAGCCCACTCACAGTCTATTATAAATGTGTGGGCTATTGGGGCTACTTTTGTATGTAGCTCTATTTGAGAGAACAAGGATAGCCAAGCTTGCTTAGTTGAATCTACAAATGATGCCATACCATTTTGATCGTCTAATATGGTTCGAATATGGTTACGACCTTGTACCCATAACTCACCTTGTGAGTAGCATACTGCCATATTCTCACCGTGAAGTTTTTCGGATCCTATGAAGGTCAACACAGGCATCTCTGGTTTATAGTTTTGTAGTAGTTCTTTTTGTTCTTCTGTAGGAGGTACAGCTAGACTAGGGTTGTAATTTGCGTAAGCAAGACGGCCTGAGTTATCAGTTAGTCTCGATACTTCCTTTAGTAGATTTTGGAAGTTTGGCGTAGAGCCAAATCCCAGGTGTCTTCTTACTGACATAGATTTCCTTTATGCTAGTGCTATTGCACCAAATGTTTTCCATAGTTCGTTAGTTGCATTTTGTAAGGCAACATTGTTCCCAATTTCCTCAACATCATTAGATGCATCTAGAACTTGAGCAATACCAATAACTTCATGACCTGATTGTAAACGGATAATACACACACGCATGTTAGGTGTTAACTTTAAGAAAGTTACTGTTGATTGTTCTATCTGTTCATTTACAAAAGCGACTGGTAGCTTGTTAGCATTAGCTGCTAAAGCTACCTTAACGTCATCATATAGGCTCATTATTTAGGGCTCGGAAAGCCTGATTTAGCTTTGTTAGGGAACCCACCAGTCATTGCCTTAGGAGCTGGAGTTGCTGCACCACCTGATTGTTGTGCTTTCTTCCATGCAGCTACTGCGTCAGGAGTTACACCATCTTCGTATTTGATTTCTGTTGCAAAGTCTGCATCTTTAGCAATACGTTCGCCGATGTTTTCACCAGTTAGTACTTCTGAGCCAGACGCACCATCTGCTAATCTGTAGAAACGTTTAACTGATACATCTTCTTGGATCTCACCTTTGTACATACGGTATCCAATTTGGATCCATGCTTTAACTTGTACATCATTTAATTCAGGGATACAAGATAACTCTTTAGCCCCTTTCTTAAATGTTACTGTTGTCATTTCTGGATCAGATAATTCATCTTGACCAAGTACTGCAGCTAGTGCTTCTAGGATTTTGTATCCAAATGTAGGTTGACCACTAACACCAATGATTGTGTTACCATAAGACATTGCTTTATCAAAGAAGTAGTTTACTTGAACTGCTCCGTTTTGTGTGTTGGTTACTTCTACGTGTTTTAAAGTTACATCATAAATACCTGATTTGCTGATATAATTACTGCCTGCTTCTGTTTCTACTGATTCTTGTTTAACTGTTAGGAATGCCATGATTCCTCCTTATTTATTTAATTATTATACGAATACTATAAGATAAACTTATAGTACAAACTCAAGGGCTTCAACTTTAGATGCAGTTAGCTTTGCTATATGCTCATTAATGTCGTAATCTTTTCCATCTACAGACTCATCTAGTGATGATAATGTAGTTCTACAAGGGAATTTCATAGAACGTTGGTGGATTACATAATTAGAAGATTTTTTTTCTATGAAGATCGCTTCATTTGTGATACTGAGCCAACTTCCGGCTTTACCAAATTGCCCTGAGGCAGGGATTATATGTCTAGCTGTATCAGCATCAAAGATTGTGTGAGCAACAACAACAACATTAACATTGTTTGCAATTAGAACATCTTCTATGTAGGCATTTAGATGTAATGTGTCTCTGTTGTTGTTCTTATGAATATCAAAGCCTTTGAAGTGGTCATCGTTGTAACCTTGTAGTGTAGTGTAGAATTGAGTAACTGTATCAAAAACTACTGTTTCTGGGAGTTTACCCATCTTGTCTTGGTACACTCCAAGCTTTTCATTGATAGTGTCAATTAGTGTGTCAATACCATTGTACTCTGTGATGTTCATGTGGGGGATTGCAAAGCCATATTCTTTTCTGTCGAAGTTTATTACCATTGCATTTTTTATTTTAGAAGCCAACGTGGACTTCCCTGTGTTCTCAAATCCTGAGATTAAGAGTTTGATTGCCATTATGGCTCCTTATGAGGTAACTAGCCTCGTTATTGATTTGATGAGTTTAAAGACTTCTCTGGTCGTTTAGTGCTTATCGCGTGTACGTAGAAACCATACTGTTTGTAGAATAAAATTTCCCCATACACCAAGCATTACTATGATCTCTATCATGGTCTTGGAATATCATTTACTTTAAGTCTATAATCACAAGCAAGTAAATACTGCAAGTCCTCATAGTCCTTAAAGCACTGTACTGACTCAGCAATAAGCATTAAGATACCTTCAATAAAGTTATGTGAATTACTATCATATGGTAACTTAAAACTCTTAGTACGAACTGGAAGTGTCTTTGTAGGTTTAACAACAAAACATAATTCCATCTCAGTAATAGGTATTCCCATCTTTGTTAAGATATATGAGTAGCACATAGCTTGAAGCTTGTAGGGGTATGAGAATGTTGTTGGCATAGTAGAAGCTGTTTTGTAATCTCTTACAGTTAAATGCCCTTTGGCATTCTTAAGGTCTTCTACAGTACCATCTAGTTTATCTGTAGGGAAGCTACTTGTTATAGCGTCCATTGTACCAGATATCCA